GATAAGGCCGCTGGCTATACCGAGAACAAGAACGAGGTGGCTGGCTTTAAGGCTGCAAACGGCACATCAGCGCCGATGCCTTCGGTTGCCTCAAGCGCACCTGCAGCATCTTCTGCACCTGGTGGATCGAAGCCGCCTTGGGCGAAGTGAAATGAAAAGACCTCGGCAGGGAAGGGAGAAACCTGCCGAGGTCAATTTCCATTCGGAAGTGAGACAACCATGAAGCTGCCTGAACCTATTCATACCATATCGAGCCTGATCGACCAATACCACGAGAGCAAATCCGAGAAGCCGCGTCCGCATATGGGTTGCAGCTTGCTAGGCCATCCCTGCGATCGGTGGCTTTGGCTTTCGTTTCGCTGGGCTGTGCGTGAGCAGTTCGAAGGCCGCATCCTCCGCCTGTTCCGGCGCGGCCAGATGGAGGAAGATACGATCATTCGGGATCTGCGCGCGATCGGGATCGATATTAGATCAAGCCAGCAGCGTGTGAACTTCGGCAGTCACGTTTCTGGATCTCTGGATGGCATCATTCAATCTGGCGTGCCTGAGGCACCGAAGAAGCGCCATGTGGCTGAGTTCAAGACGCACTCGAAGAAGAGCTTTGACGAGATGGTCAAGCTAGGTGTCGAGAAGTCCAAGCCGATGCACTTCGTCCAGATGCAGGTCTATATGCACGGCACCAACATCGATCGGGCGCTTTATCTGGCGGTCTGCAAGGACGATGACAGGATCTATACCGAGCGCGTTAAATACGACCAGGCTGTGGCCGAGCGGTATATTGAGCGGGGCAAGCGCCTTGCGCTGCAGGACCGCATTCCTGAGCCATTGAGCGCCGATCCGACATGGTATCAGTGCCGCTTTTGCCCAGCGCACAGCTTCTGCCACAAGGCCGAGCCAACCAAATACGCCAACTGCCGCACCTGCGCGCATAGTTCAGCGTTAGCTGACTCAACCTGGCGCTGCGAACGCCATGAGGCTGACGGCATTCCGGTCGAGTTCCAGCACGAAGGCTGCGACGATCATATCCTGCACCCTGATTTGGTGCCTTGGGCCATGATCCCGAGCGAAGATGGCTTATCCGTCATGTGGAAGATTGGCGATCGCGTGATCGAGAATGGAGCCAACGGATACAAGAGCCGGGAGATCGTGGCAAACCCGGCTGCGTGCGGTGATCCGATGGTTGAGGAAGCGAAGAGCATCTTTCCCGGTGCGGAGGTGATTGGCTGATGCTGCGTGACTACCAACAGCGCGCCATCGATCAGCTTTACGCATGGTTCGCGGCTGGCAAGCAGGGGAACCCATGCCTGGTGCTGCCAACTGGATCAGGCAAGAGCCACATCGTGGCTGCGCTCTGTAAAGACGCGATCCAGAACTGGCCTGAGACGCGGATCTTGATGCTAACGCACGTTAAGGAGCTGATCGAGCAGAACGCGGAGAAGATGCGCGAACACTGGCGCGGCGCACCGATGGGCATCTATTCGGCTGGCATGGGCCGCAAGCAGCTGGGTGAGCCGATCACATTCGCTGGCATTCAATCGATCAGGAAGCACGCCAGCCGCGTCGGCCATATCGATCTGTGCATCATCGACGAGTGCCACCTGGTCAGCCATAAAGACGAAGGTGGCTATCGGACGTTCCTGGCCGAGTTAAAGGCGATCAATCCTGCGATGCGTGTGGTTGGCCTGACTGCCACGCCTTATCGCCTGGGGCATGGCCTGATCACGGACAAGCCTGCGCTGTTTGATGATCTAATTGAGCCAGTCACGATAGAGGAGCTGGTCCATAAAGGCTATCTCTCGACGCTGCGAAGCAAAGTCACCAAGGCCGCGCTCGATACGTCTGGCGTGCATAAGCGTGGCGGTGAGTTCATCGAGAGCGAGTTGCAGGCTGCGGTCGATACCGACGAGAACAATCTGCGGGTGGTGCGTGAAGTCATGGCATTGGCTAGCGATCGCAAGGCTTGGCTGTTCTTTTGCGCTGGTGTTCACCATGCCGAAGCTGTGGCCGAGGTGCTGCAATCGCATGGTGTTCCAGCCGCCTGCGTGACTGGATCAACGCCAAAGGCCGAGCGGGAACGATTGCTGTCTGCCTTTAAATCTGGACAATTAAAGGCGCTGACCAACGCCAATGTGCTGACCACTGGCTTCGACTATCCTGACATCGATCTGATCGCCATGCTGCGGCCAACAATGAGCGCCAGCTTGTATGTGCAGATGGCGGGACGCGGTATGCGAGTGAAGAGCCATACCGATCATTGCTTAGTGTTGGATTTTGCTGGCGTGGTGCAGATGCACGGCCCTATCACTGCTGTGGAGCCGCCCAAGCGCAAGGGTGAGGGTAATGGCGAGGCTCCGGTCAAGGTCTGCGACGAGTGCAACGAGCTGGTGCATATCAGCGCCAAGGAGTGTCCGACTTGCGGTGCAGCCTTCCCTGAGCCTGAGAAGAAGAAGCTGGAGCTGCGCCAAGATGACATCATGGGGCTGGAGGCCGAGGAGATGGCCCTGACAGGCTGGAACTGGCGCAAGCACACCAGTAAGGCCAGCGGCAAGGATATGCTGGCCGTGTCCTATTATGGTGGCCTGAGCGATCCCAGCGTGGTCGAGTATTTCCCAGTGACGCATGAAGGCTATGCCGGCCAGAAGGCGCTGAACACCGTGGCGACGATTGCGGATCGTGCTGGCGTTGGCTTTGCTGGTGCGGATGCGCTTGAGGAATGGGCTGATCGGCTAAATGATGGCGATTGCCCCAGCTTGATCGAGTATCGCCGTGACGGGAAATATTATCGAGTCGTGAGGAGGAAATGGACCAATGCCTAGACCGCCAAAGCCAGATTTTTTGGTGCAATATGAGGAATGGACCAAAGCTGGCCCACCACCCTGCTGCCACACCTGCGATCACTATAGCGGCGATGGGCAGTGCTTCATCTTCAAGATGGAGCCGCCGATCGAGTTCGTGAACAGCTATGGTCAATGTGAGAAGTGGGAACAGATGATTCCATTCTAGCCACCATTTTGTTATACCAAACAAAAGGAGGCATTATGGATTTAGCTTATTTGAATGAGGCTTTGGATTATAATCCTGAAAATGGCTCATTTGTATGGAAACATCGCCCAAGGCATCACTTCGATTCTGATCGTGCATGGTGGCAATGGAATGGCAGGTATGCCGGAACAAAAGCCGGAACAACATACAAGCCAAATCCTAAATTTGATTACACCAGAACGAAAATCATCATTAATAAAAAAATGCACTTTGCCCATCGGATTGCATGGCGAATGGCATTTGGAGAAATTCCACAAGGCCATTCAATCGATCATATCGATGGCGATGCGACTAACAATTCCATCATCAACCTTAGGCTGGTGAAGCATTCGGAAAATCACAAAAACAGAGGTTTTCCAAAAAATAATACCAGCGGCGCGGTTGGCGTTAAAAAGGTAAAAAACAGATGGCGTGCCAGAATCAAGATTGATCAAAAGGAGATAAGCCTTGGCTCATATGAAACATTTGAGGAAGCTAAACTTGCAAGAGAACGCGCTGCCAAAGAATATGGTTTCACCGAAAGGCATATTAAAATCGGAGCATGAGGAGCAAAGGGAATTTGTCAAATGGTTCAGGAGGAAATACGCTCCTGTTAGGATTTTTTCTATTCCAAACGGCGGACACCGTAGCAAGGCCACTGCCGCCAGGCTCAAGGCAGAAGGTGTTTCGCCCGGCGTGCCTGATCTGTTTGTGCCGTATTTCCGGCTCTGGATCGAAATGAAGCGGGTGAAGGATGGCCGACTATCCACCGATCAGAAGGACTGGATCAGATACCTCACGGAAAGCGGATACACCTGCATCACCTGCTACGGTGCTGAGGACGCCAAGGCGCAGATCGATGCGTTTTTTGAAGGGAGAGAATGATGGACTGGGACAAAACTCGTGCGACGTTTCGCACCATGTTCGAGGACGTGCGAACGGCTGGCATCATCAACATTGGCGTGCCGGTGCCGGAAGCTGACTGGGAATACCTTGTCACCTTGGAGGACGACGACAGCCTGCTGATGATCATCAAAGGTGACTTCATTCAGGAAAGCAGCAAGAGCGGCTGGCTGCATTTTGGCGCGTATGAAGCGCGAGAGCTGGCGGCGATCCTGCTTGGCTTTGCCGATTCTTCTGATGCGAGAAAAGGTGGGGAGAGCCGATAAGTTGGCCCTCCCCTGGGCGGTGTGGACCAAGGCGAAAAGGACGCACCGCTCATATTCACCACATACCGGCTGCTACATTATTTTGTCGGGATGACGCAGAAATATACTTTTTCCCCTTTACATGGCGGGGAGGATGTGGGAAGAATCACCACATCAACAAGGCAGACCGGAGTTACCGACATGCAACGCATCGCAGACTACACCGCACCGACCAAGCGTTACGATGGAGTCCTGACCATCAGTATCCTTGAGGACGGTCGCCGCCATTTCATCGCTGAACACAAGGTTGACGGCAAGCGCGCCGCTCGCGCTGTAGCTGCACAATACAACGCGAAGCCTTGGAACTTCTGAGATGGATGAGATCATCTATCCTTCATGGCGCGATGTGCTGGTGACGGTCTATCACCATCCTAGCAGCACCTTCGAGATCGCTGCACGCCTTGGCCGCAGCCAAACCTCGGTGAGCGCCAACCTCAAGAAGCTGGCCGATCGCGGATACGTCATCCGCCAGCGCCGGGGAATGTATCACCACAACAGCCTGACGCCCAAGGGCATCGAGGCCATCAAGCAAGAAATAAAGGAAGAACCAATGCCACCCAAAGATTACATGACCGTCCGCATCGAGCCGGAACTGCGTGCCCGAATCGAAAAGATCGCCATGCAGGAACATCGATCGCTTTCTGCCCAGGCGCGCTTGATGCTGCACCGCGCAGTTCAGAAGGAGGAAGAAAATGCAGGACGTAATTGAACTCTGGCGCACCATGCCGCGCAGCGAGAAGATCGGCGCGATCGTGTTTCCGCCAGTCTTTCTGGGTATTTTCTGGGCAATATGGGTGATGACACCAGCCTGACAATCAACGCAACGGGAGTAGGGATATGTTCGAGATCATTCTACAAATCATCATGATAGTTGGCGCTGGGATTGCTGGATACTGCATCCGCGCACTTCAAAAGCCTGAGCAGCCACGCGATCGTAATGGTCGCTTTGTCAAGAGGAGTTGAGCCATGCAGGTCACCTATGAGATCCGCACGCAGCGCAATGCCAGGGTGTTTGCCTATGAAAGCCTGCACCGTGCTCAGGAGGAACGCCTCAAGGCTGAGAAACGTGTTGGTGTGAAGATGCAGATCGTGAAGATCACGCACATGGAGGAGGTTCTCCATGACTGAGCAGAAGATCAAATCTATCTGGTGCGATCATTGCAACACAGACATCAGCCTAGCCGGCGTGCGTGGATGCCTTCGCAAGACATGCCAGACCAAGGAGTTGCTGCCCGATGCGAGGAAGGTATTCAAATGACAGACGAAATTGATCGGACACTTCCAGATGGCACAATCTTTCAGGACAAACCAAAACTGCGTTATCCAGAAGAGATAATGACCGACCGCCTCGAAGCCCTGACTGCCGATAACGAGCGGCTGCGGGAGGCGTTGGTAGCTGAACGCGAGGAGAACCTATGGAGCGCCTATGCCACGGGCGATGTGATTGGCGATGAGTGGACGCACTTGTTTATGTCTGACGGTGAATGGCTGGCTAAGGAATGCGGCTTTGATCCTAGGCAGGGGTATTACAGCGCCGAAGCAATCCGCAATGCTATCCCGATTGCCGCCCGCGCCGCACTGGGAGACACGCAATGACACTTTTAAGCCATGAAGAATTGCGCCGCATCGTCGAGCAGGAGATCATCACACCAGTTGATGTGAAGGACATCAACGCAGCCTCGATCGACATTCACCTTGGCGATACGATCCTCTGGGAAGATGAGCAGGTCGGCTCTGTTGACTTCCGCAAGCGTGAGCCAGTCGCCTTCAACGAATACGTCATGGACGCTGATGGCTGGGTGCTTGAGCCTGGAGACTTCATCCTTGCCCAGAGCCGTGAGGTGTTCAACCTGCCAAATTGGCTAAGTGCGGAATACAAGCTCAAGTCATCGATGGCACGGATCGGCTTGGAGCATATGAACGCAGGCTGGTGTGATGCCGGCTGGAATGGTTCGGTGCTGACGCTGGAACTGAAGAACATGTGCCAGCACCACAGCATCATAATCCGCCCTGGGGACGCTATAGGGCAGATGATCTTCTTCCGGCATGAGCCAGTGGCGCAGGAGGCTTCTTACGCCTCTAGAGGCCGCTATAACGGAGATAAGGCCGTATCAGGGATTAAGGCTTAACTGGGCAGTCGTTTTCGCAGATGCACACCCAGCGGCTGTTGTGCGCCTCGATCTGCTTGACCGTCTCTGGCGTGTCCTTGATGCCATCATAGCTGATAGGACGCGCCACAGCGCAATAGCTATTGACCGGAGCGGGATCGGTCAAAACGTGAGCGCAGGCGCTCGTCACGCTCAGGATCAGGAACGCTGACAGCAGCTTCACCAAGTTCGATCTGGCGATTGATGGCATCGTTCATCTCCTTGATCGCTTCCTGACGGCCCTGCTGCTTCCAATGCTGCTGATCGAAGAACGCAAAGATCTTGTCGATCGCAGCCAGCAAGGCCGTCAGGAACTTAATCACTTGGCGCGTTCTGTCAGGATGACCGCCACAAGACCAGCGACACCAGCCAGTGCACCAGCAGCGGCATTATAAAGCTCACCAGAGATACCAAGTGCCAGTGCAAGGCCTGACAGGCCAGCATAAGTCGAAGGCTCTTTCAGACGAGCCAGGGCAAAGTTCACAAACGACATAATCACTTTCCTTTCG